TTTCAGTATCGTTTCGGCCGACCCCGCCGTCCTTCTGACGGACACGTCGAAGGAATTATACGGCGGTCCGAACGACGCGGCAATCAAGCAAATGCGGAACCTTTGTTCCCTGGTCGTCGTCGGTTGGGGGGAATTCGGAAAGCGTGTCGGGTACCGGCCCGCGGCGGTCCTGGACCTGGTCGGGGAACCCGTTTATTGTATCAAGTTGAACCGTTCGGGCGAACCGTCACACCCGTTATATTTACCAGGTAATTCGAAGTTGATTCGATATTACCGAAAGGGGGCTTGCCATGAATAAGGCCCTGAACTTCAGCGAATTACCCGAAGAAACGAAGAAGCAACTGGCGGGCGTGATTGGCGTTATCCCTGGGAAGTGGGAAGTTTACGCGAAAGTTTGGCTTCTGCTAATATCGTTGAATTCGCTGGCCGACGCGAAGTGGGTCGTCAATAGACTTCGCCGCATACTGGATAACATGGGTAAGAAGGGGGAAGCATGAACACAGATAAAACGGCGGCCATGCCGACCGATAACCAACCAGCGGAACAACCCGCCATGAATCGGAAGCAACGCCGACAAATGGCGAACCTGGCGAAGAAGTACCGGCCGCGGGGGAAGTGCCCCTTCCCTGGTTGCGGGCATACCTTCTTCCAGGAAGACGGACAACCGAACGCGTGTCCTGACCATAGGAAGCTAATCGCCGACGTGTTATACATAGTGAATCATACAAAGACGGGGGAACCTGAAGCCGTCGGCGGCAAAGACGGGAAGCCGGTAATCTATGTCCCGAAGCCTGGCGTATCAATGCGAACGCTGGAAATTGAATTGGCGGCCGAAGCCGCGAAAGGGGGTAATAAACCATGACGGACTTAAAATTCAAACTATCATTCGACGAACGCGGACGGGTAATATATCAACCAGGTGACATTGTCGGCGTCCGCGGGGGCAAAGGACCGATACCCTGGTTATCTTACCATGCCATTGTCCCGCAAACTCCATTGTTCCATTTCCTTCTTATCGGCGACCGTATCGGAACGGAAGATTACGTTATCCTGGAAAGTATCGGGAAGGGTACCGCCTTCGGGCGGCTTTCCTGGTATAGGAATCGCGAACACGTTGTCTTCCGCGTGAACCACGAAAACGCCGAAGATATGGGAAACCTGGCCGTCAACCTGGCGTCGAAGTTCGGCCGCCGCCGGTACGACTGGAAGCTATATGTCCGAATCTTCGCCTGGGCCCTGGGTTACTGGTTGAAGGAAATCCTGAAGCTTCACTTCCCGCCGCGGCCAGTTTACCCGACGCAAATCCCATATAAGACCGACCAGGACTTCATTTGTATTGAACTGGTCTTCGAAGCCTGGAAGGAAGTCGGCTTCAGAATTCGGGAACACGGACACGCGCCGGTTCCGGCCGAAGTTATCCTGGCCGTGGACCGCGGGGACCTGGAAGTCATAGACAACCACGACGGGAATCCCGCGAACTGGCGGAATCATAAGTCCCCGTTATACACGGCGGCCAGGCAAATCGCCGAAGACCATAAACCGAAAGCGGGCGGCGATATTATCGGACGCCAGGGCGGGCAAAAGCGGAATCGGGCCCATATCTACCGACAACCGTACGGGTACCCGATTCGCCTTTGCGATTGGGCCGCCGTTGACGTGGAAACAATCGAACGAATCGGCGAAGCCCAGGGACTATGCGGACCGGCGGAATTGCGCGTCCTAGCCGCCGTCCTGGATTGGGCGGAAGCCACGAAGGGCGCCGTTATCTGTAAGCATTGTCGGGCCCTGGCCAAAGGCGAACGCGGACCGCTTATGGGCGGACCTGGGGGGTACGCATGAACCAACCGGCGAAGAAGTCCCATAAAAAGAAGGTCAAGCCCTGGAACACATATCGGGCCGAAGAACGCCAGGAATACTTCTTCCTGATATACGAACAAATGGGCGTTGGCCGAACCCTGAAGCGATTGTGGGGCCTTGTCCGCGGGGTCGGGGTATCAATATCCCTGAAGACCCTGGAACGGTATTCGTCTTCATTCAACTGGCAAGTCCGGATACTCGAAAGGGCGGCCAGGCATGAAGCGGCCGACTTCGTGGAAATCCAGGACCAGGTTGACCAAATGACCCAGGACCATATTCGAGTATTCCAGGATATAGGGGCCCTGGTCACGGCCGGAATCAAGCATTGGAAGAAGAAGATTGACGACCGTGTCGCCGCGGGCGCGGGGGACGGCCTGGAAATGGACCTGACCGACATTGGCCGCCTGGCGGACCTGTACCAAAAGGGCGAACGCCTGGCGCGGGGACTTGCCACGTCGAAGGCGGAAGTAATTATCGAAGTCCTTCCGCCCCTGGTCAAGGATATATTCGCCGTCTTCCTGGCCGTGAACGTTATCACGAACGACCCGCCGGAACTGGTCCGGAAGCGGCAAGCCGAATTCATTACCCGCGCCGACGCGGTCATGGTCCTGTATTACGGCGGCCAAAAGCAAATCGGCGAAGGGGGCGGGAATTGAAACAGGAAGGGGACAAAGTAAATAAACGACCCAAACGATACAAGGAAGTCTTCAAAATGGAAGTTATTTTGGCGAAGGGGCGGGACGGTTCCCCTTTCTTATATCATCTTCAAGGTTATCAGCGGGGGAAGTGGATTGGGGGAAACTTGAATATCACTTCAAGGCGCGAACTCAACAAGCTTATCCGTCAATGGTTCAACGATATAGAAACGGAAATAATGGGAACGGGATTTTGGAAGGGGGTTGAATGAATGAAACAGGAAGGGAATATCTTCATTGCGGAAAGCAAGGCGGACTTCAGCGGTTGGGAAGTAATCAGCATTCAACCGGCGTTCAAGCCTGGCGTGAAGCGGGTCACGGTCCGGCATATCCCGCTGACCGTATCGAAGGAAACGCCCGCGGAATGCCGCTTGGTATTCTGTAAGGACGAACACGTTCCGACTGAATTCCGAAAGGTCGCGGTATAATGGCCAACTGTAAGCAATGCGGGGCCCCGCTGACGAAGGGGAATATCAAGTTCGTTCGGAAGCCTGGGAAGCGGCCGTATCGAGTATGTCGGCGTTGTCGGTATCCCGACGAAGTCGAAGTGACTAGGGTCGGCGACAAGCGTCGGTCCTTCGTTCGCCCGCCGTCCAGGGAAGACGGCCGACCCGACTTGACGGTCCTGGAAGACTTTGTCCAGGCACCTTCGGAAGCTATTCAAACGGTCAAGCTGGCCGGTAATATCGAAAGCACAGGGAACGCCCTTCAGCGGCCCCAGGTTAGCACAGGGGACCCTTTAGTGGCCGAAGGGATACTGGAACATCTGGACCCGCCGAAGTACCGCTATTTCGTGACCAGGGCGACGGCGGAAAAGGTTCAGCGGGCAATCAAGGGCGGTCAAGTCGGGATAACGGTTGAAGTAATGCCAGTCCCCGAATACCAGGTCGAAGCGAACCCCGAAGCCCTGGGGGATTATGTCGAAATCAACTTCAGTCATTACGCCGTTGACCATTGAATTGACCCTGGACGAATGGTTCCTGATATGGGCCGCTGATAAGACGGCCCGCGCCCTGGGGCTTTCAATGACCTGGGAAAAGACTGAACACGGGGTTATAATAGGCATGGGGAAAACGAATGAAGAAGATATATCAAACGACGTTCGGGGGCGTGAACGCGCCCGACGAAGAAAAGGGTAATTGCTGGCAAGCTTGCGTCGCATCACTTCTGGAAATACCCCTGGAAGAAGCGTTCGACTGTCGCCCTTATTGGGACCAGGGCGACGGGAAATGGTTCGACGATTTCAACGCCTGGTTGAAGGATTATGGCCTGGCCTGTATCGCCTTCGACCATACGGAAGAAAAGCCCCTTCCAGCGTCGCCTTTCCTGGGTTATCACCTGGGGGAATTCAAAAGCGCAACCTTGAAGAATGGGGAAACCCATATATGCGTAATCCACAACGGGGACGTGGTCCATGACCCGAACCCACGGGCCGAAAGGGTTGGCGACGCATTGGGGTTATATCTATTCGTACCGCTGGACCCCGTGGAGTGGTCGAAGTGAAAGTATTATTGCTTGACGTTGACGGAAAGCTTCCGAATATTGCCCTTCACAAGTTGGCGATATGGCACGAAGGCCAGGGCGACGAAGTGACCTGGAATATGCCGCTTTTCCTGAACCAGGCCGACAAGGTTTACATTTCAACAATACTGACGAAGTCGCGCCCGAAGGTTGAAAACCTGGTTGGATTACGGCCCGACGCCGTCGTCGGCGGAACGGGTACCTGGGGCTGGTTCATTGACCCGCCGCCAAATTTCCTTCCTTGTCTTCCCGCGGAAGTTGAACTGGTCAAGGCCCGAATCAATTACGGGTTCACAACGCGGGGTTGTATTCGCCATTGTCCGTTTTGCCTGATCCCGCTGGTTGAAGGAAATATCCGCGCGGTCGGGGATATATTCGACGTTTGGGACGGGAAGTCGAAGACCTTGACGTTATTCGATAATAATATCCTGGCCCTTCCGGAACACTTCGAAAGGATTGTCACCCAACTGGTCGCTGAAGAACTGGTCGTTGACTTCAACCAGGGCCTTGATATTCGCTTGGTTACTTCTGGAATCGCCCGAATGTTATCAAGATTGAAAACAAAGGATATTCGATTCGCTTTTGATAGCCTATCGTTGGAAAGCGTTTTCCGTCGTAAAATAGACATATTGAGAAGTAACGGATTCCCGAATAAATACTTCTTCGTTTATGTCCTGGTTGGCTTTGATACTACATTCGAAGAAGATATGTACCGCCTGGACGTATTGAAGGAATTAAAATGTCGGCCTTATGTAATGCGCCATGAAAGAACGCCGAACGAACGAAGGTATAATGAAATGGCTTCATGGGCGAATCAACTATGGACTTTCGCGGAGTATAACTTTAGTGAGTATTGGAAATTCAGAACGGGGACAAACTTATGATAACGAAGACGCCGTACCTTTTCAAAGACGCCGCGACCGCGGTCGAAATCCGGCGGGCCGAAGACGTGGCCGACTGGACCAGGACGCCCGCGACCCTGGGGAATCACTTGACGAACGGGTCGTACGAACGGATTCGGCATATTGACTTCCTGGCCGACATAATCGCCCAATGCGCGGAACGGGCCGTCTTCCTGGTAATCAACGTTCCGCCCCAACACGGCAAGTCCGAACTGGTTTCGCATTATACGCCCGTTTGGTTCCTGAAGAAGTTTCCCTGGAAGAAGGTCGGGCTGGCGTCGTACGAAATGGGATTCGCTTCAGAATGGGGCGGCAAGGCGAAGGACACGATTACCGAACACACCGACGAACTGAATATCCAGCTTCGCCAGGACACGAAGGCGAAGGGCCGCTGGAACCTTCGCGGATACGGCGGCGGAATGACCGTTGCCGGTATCGGCGGCCCCTTCACGGGTCGGGGCTTCGACTTGATTGTCGTTGACGACCCTATTAAAAACGACGCTGAAGCCCTTTCGGAAGTGTACCGGCGCCGGAACTGGAACTGGTATCGTTCCGTCGTCCGGCCCAGGCTTCAACCTGGCGGGTCCATTATCGTCATTATGACCCGCTGGCATGAACAAGACCTGGCGGGGGCCTTGTTGGGGAACCCGCCGGAAGACGAAGAAGAACTGCTTATTGAAGAAGACGTCGAACCGGACCCCTGGGAATGTATCAACCTTCCGGCCCTGGCCGAAGAAAACGACGTCCTGGGGCGGAAACCAGGGGAAGCCCTTTGGCCCACGCGGTACGACGAAACGGCCCTGAAGAAGCTTCGGGTCGCCGCCGGTCCCTTTTGGTGGACCGCGCAATACCGCGGGAAGCCGCAACCTGAAGGCGGCGGGATTATCAAAACGGCCTGGTTCAAGTCGTACGAAGACGAAGACCTTCCGAATACCTTTTCCCGCGTCGTCCAGATATGGGACACGGCCCACAAGGAAAAGCAACGACATGACCGTTCGGCGTGTCTTACCATTGGCCAGGCGAACAACCCGCGCCGGTATTACCTTCTGGACCTGTACGTTGCCAGGCTTACCTTTCCGGACCTGAATCGGGCGGCCGAAGCGCAATATGACAAATGGGAACCGGACCGCGTCGTGATTGAAGATAAGTCTTCCGGAATATCCCTTATCCAGCAACTTCGGCGGGATACGAAGGTCCCGATTCGGGCGGTCAAGGCCATTGACGACAAGGTCACGCGGGCCCATACCGTAACCGGCGTCATGGAAGCGGGCCAGGTCCTTATCCCGCGTCATGCTTCCTGGTTGGCCGATTTCCTGAAGGAAGTCGGGGACTTCCCGACCGGCGCGCATGACGATATTGTTGACGTCCTGGTCCACGGCTTGCGCTTCCTGAAGCCGCGATTGAAGGGGCACCGCCAGGGGGTCGAAGTGGAAGCGAAGAAGTCCCGCTGGCGTGACTGAAATGGTTACATCATATCAACGGGGACACCTTATCGAGTACGTCGGCGGTCAATGGATTTATGCCGACGATAAAACGCCGATAACGAATGAACGTCCGTGTATTCGTTGCGGAAGATTACCGACACCGGAAGGATACGACGCTTGCCTGGGATATTTGCCAGGCGTTGAATCGGCTTGTTGTGGACACGGCCGCGCGACTAGCTTCCCGATTGTATCAACTTGACACTTTCGGGGAAATGGAAGTAAACTTTTGAAAGGCCCGAAATAACCGAAGGGGGAATCGCATAATGGTTTCAAATAGAGGTTATACACCGCCGGACCCGAATTCCAAACGAAGTCAACGCCGCCGAAAAGAAGGGCGGCTTTCGCGTAATTATCAGAATGAAAGCGGCAATATCCGAACCGTGGTCGGCGTCACAGGATTGAAGCATATCGGCGGCCGCATTCGTGAAGAATACCTGAACGCAATCAAAAACTGGTCAACCGAAGTCAAGCTGTACCTGGAAATGAGGGACGACCCGATATGCGGGGCCCTGGTTGACGGAATCAAACTTCCCCTTCAGGCCGCTTCCTTTGACGTTGAAGCCGCCCCTGGCGGGTCGCCCAACGACGAAGCCGCGGCCGAATGGTTATGGGAAGTATTGAATAACATGGACGGGCAAACGTGGATTTCCCATGTCGAAGACGCCCTGGAATGCCTGGACTTCGGGTTCGCCCTGGGGGAAATGGTCCTGGACAAAAGGGACGACGGCCGCCTTTGGTTGAAGAACATTGACCCGCGCGGCCAGGAAAGCTTGAACCGTTGGGAATACGACAAGGAAGAACGGGACAAGCTGATTGCCTTCGTTCAGAATGACCCGAATTCCGGCGCGACGTTCACGATTCCGCTTGCGAAATGCTTACATTTCACATACCGCGGCCGGAAGGGGAATCCCCAGGGACATTCGATATTGCGGGCCCTATATCGCCCGTACAAGTTCGCGCGGAACCTGGAAGACCTGGAAGGAATCGGTATCGAACGCGACGTCGGCGGTATGCCGTACGCGAAGCTGACCGACGACAACTTCGAAACCGCGGACCTGGACGACTTGAAGAAGGCATTGAAGGGTCTTCGGAAGGACGAAGAAGTTTACCTTATCGCCCCGCCTGGCGTGGACATTCAAGCGTACGGCGGCGGGTCGAAGATATACGACGTCAACGTGGTCATTGACCGCTGGCATAAAATAACGCTAATGCGCTTCTTCGCGCAATTCCTTATCCTGGGAATGGGGAACGTCGGGACCCAGGCCCTTGTCAAAGGTTCCCAGGACTTCTTTTCGCTGGTCCTGGAAGCGGTCCAGCGGTACCTTCTGGAAACCTGGAACCTTCAACTGGTCCCGTACATCTTCAACTTCAACCAATGGTCCGGCATATCGGGGTACCCGAAAATCGTTTGGGAAAAGCCAGGTCGGGTTGACTTCAACGCCCTTATTACCGCGCTGAATACGGCGGCGGGCGCGAAGCTATTCACGCCGACCGACATTGACGAAGACCATATCCGAAGCCTTGCGGACCTTCCCGAACTTCCGGAAGAAGAACGGGGGGCCCCGCGTGACGTTGAACAACCGCCAATGGGCGGCCTTTTCGACCTTCCGAAGAAGGTTGAAGACATGGGGGCCCGTATCGAAAAGGAACTGGCCCTGGCGGGGAAGAAATGACAACGACAATGAAAAGGTTCGTCGCCCGTCCGAAGGCGGGTCAAAAGCAACGTATCGGGTCGGGGGATTGGGAACAAAAGACGAACCGCCAACAACGGAAGCTGGTCCGCGTATATGACGAATGGGCCGCGGCCGTGAAGCGGGAAATTGCCAGGCTTGCGAAGAACGGGGCGACAATCCCTGACCTTCAAGCTTACCTGGACGGCCAGGTTCCGAAGTTGGAAGCGCGCCTGGTCGAAATCCAAACGGCGGGAATCAAAAGCGCGGTCAAAACGGCCGCCGGTTCCCGCGCTGAACTTCCCGCGGTCCTGGGAATGACCGACCAGCAAATCCGCGACAACGTGACCCTGATTCGAAATAACCTGGTCCCGAAGATTCACGAAAAGCTTACCCTGGCCCTGGCGACCGCGATTCCCCTGGTCGGCATTGGAATAACGGGCCTGGCCATTGACCAACAAAGGGCCGTCGCCCTGGCCATAAAGAACGCGACCGTCGCTGGCCGTTCCATGCCCGCCCAATATGCGGGCGGATATTGGGTCGCGATATTCGAAACGGAAAAGACCCTGGGCGGCGTTCGTGAAGACGAACGGGCCGCCGAAGGATTACCGCCTGAACCCGTACGTTGGGACCTGGACCCGCGGGCGGTCCATTGTAAGCCGTCGCCTGGATTTTACGGTTGCCCCGAACTAGCGGGCGAATATCCTGGCGGTTGGCGGACCCTTCCGACCGTCCCCGCTGGACAAGTCACTTGCCGCGGGAATTGCCGTTGCCGTGTATCCGTCTTCCGGAACGGCGAATGGCGAAGGGGCGTTTATGACGATTGACAAAATAAAAACGAAGGGGGAAAAGTCAATGAAAACGAATACGCTGGTAATCGAAAAGAACGAAGGACTGGAAGTCAAGGTTTACGACGGGAAAGGCGCCGCCCATGATATAACCGCCGCCTTCCGTTCGATAGCCGGAAGTACCACGCCCGCGGCCGTGACGAATACGGTCAAGGCCCAAAGCGGGAACACGGACGTTGCGATTGACTTCCAGGCGACGTCGAAGAACATGGAGTTCGGGCTCGACCCGTCCGTGGTCAAGCAACTGGTCGCCCTGGAAGGATAAGGGGGCGAATTGATAAACGGCGACGTCATATATTGCGATTGTTGCGGAACCGAAAAGCTGGCCCAGGTCGTCGGCGATAACCTGGTTATCAAGGACCGCCGACACGGGGAAAAGCACGTCGCCGTCCTGAAGATTTCCGACTTGCTTGACATTTTACAAACCAGGAACCATAATTTAGAAAAGGAACGGGCCGCGGAAGCGGCCGAAGCTTAACAACCGAATACCGGCGGCTTGACCGCCCGCAAGTTGGCCCGACCGACCCCGAAGACGGATTACCGTCCTTCGGGGTTTCTTTTTTATCGGGGGCCTGAAATGGAGTGCCCGAATTGCGAAAGCGAACTGAAACTGAACCAGGAACTTTCCCGCGGAATGGGGAACCAGTCCTTCCAGGATTGCCCCGTTTGCGGGACGGTTGCGCTTGTTTCGGGCGAAGTCATTACTCAATACTGGCGCCGTGATAACGGCGTCGAAAAGGGGGTAATTGAAAATGCCGTTCGGACCGTACGCTGACTTTGACACTTGTGTCGCGCAAAATGGGGACAAGTCCAGTCCCGAAGGATTTTGCGCCTGGTTACATCATAAAATCCTGGGGACCTGGCCGTCGGATATGTCGGCCGACAAATTCCCCGAATCCTGGTTGAACGCTTACGACGCCGCCCTGGTT